GACCTGTTTCCGCGTCTGTATAGAATTTATCAGCTTCTCCCATTATTCCTTCCCATTCACTTATCATTCCTGACAAAAATCTATCCTTAGGATCTCCACCATTATCAAAACCTATTCGTCCACCATCGGCTGCATTTTCTCGCATCCACATGACTGCAAATTGTTTTAAAGGTAGCTTACCACCTTTGGATTTATATCTTTGAAAATCTTCTAATAATCGTTTCTGTAGAGAATCGTTAACCATTGGTCCTATTGGAACTCCTTCTTCTTGTTGTAATTGCCATGGCGTGACCGCTTCCTGTTCAGGATAATCGTCGGGATTTCCTCCTCCTAATAATCCTACTCTTCCGCCTTCTCTTAGTCCCATCTGTTGTTTAGTTCTAGCTAATGCATCTTCATAAGATTCATAACCTAGTCCCATTTGTGATCCTGGTCCTGCAAGTGTAGGTAATCCTAGTACTTGTCCTTGTTGAATACGTTGACCTTCTGGAATTCCAGAAGATGTTTGATTTTGTAATTCTTTTTGAAAATATACTTCATAAGGTGAAGGTGGTCTTGGTGTTTCTGGATTACTATAATCAGTAGGTACATAAGTTTTAGGATCAAAGTATGGATCTCTACTTAATGTATCATAAGTATAAACTTTATCTTGTGGGTCACTACTTGTAAGATAATCAAAATATGCTGAAGTAGGCATTCCTAAAGTCATTGCCTCTGCTTTATAATCGTCTGCTTTTCCATAAGTAGATGCGATTAAATTATTCATATAATCTGCATATTCTTTTTCACGTCTTTCATTTACTTTAGGTTGAGAATAATTAGTTGTGTCTAACATTTGATTAGCCATTGTATCTAGTATTCTACCTCTGTCTTGACTTGAATAACTCATCATTCTACCAGAAGCACCTGGATTAAAAACATTTGGTCCTATTCCTGTATTTTTATTTTTAAAAAATTGTTCATAGATGCCTTGCAGGCCTGGTCCTTTGTTTGGATCCGCAGATTTCATAGCTTGATCTAACATTGAAGATGCTTGTTGCCTTGCATAGTTTTTAGCGTCTGCTTGTTGTTGGTAAGTTGATCCTGCACTTACACTTTGTAATGCTTTTGTAAAATCTTGAGTTGTTGCTCTTGAATCATAGGGTTTATATCCCTGTCTTTTATAAGATGCTAAAGGATTTGAAGTTCCTGAATAGTTAGTATTTTCACCTATTCCACCTGTTTGATAATTTACTCTTCCGCCTTGATTTAAACTGACAATTCCTCCGGATCTTAATCCTAAGGATGATAATGCATCTAAAATATCGT